CAATTGTAAAAACAGGAGTTTTTGACAATTTGATCAAATTAATAAAGTTTAATACACTTGTGAGGCAACCACCATCAGAATTAATAAAAATCTTAATAGGAACCCTATCTTCTATATTTTTACCTTTATCCTCAGAATTCCACTGAAGAATTTGGTAAGAATGCTCTACTAAAGCATCATCAATAATATCATTAAGGAAAATATGTCTACGTGAAAGACGATTGTAAAAATCAAGTAAATCTACGTCAGGTAATAATCCTTTAGTTAATGGTTTTACTTCATCTGCGTATAGAATTTCAATATCAAAATCTTTAAGACTCATAAAATTACCCTCATATTTCTTTCTAACATTATTTGTTATAAATATTTATTTAAAATTTCTTCTATATTATCAAAATCATAATACCATATCTCTAATAATCTAATATTATTACTTTTTGCATATTCTCTCTTACGTTTATCATGTTCTTGTTGTTTTAAAAAATCTTTCTTAGATTTATGAAATCCTTTAATATATCTTTCATGTTGTTCACCTTGATACTCAATTAGCAAATTGCATTGTGGTAAATAAAAATCATAAGAAAGATTACCATTACCCAAACCTACCAATCTTTTAAATTCTTTTTGTGGAATATAATAAATATTTCGTAAATCAAAAATTCTTTTACATTCCTTTTCGCCTTTTGATTGGTTACACTCTGGGCAACCACGATTATTAGCTCTGTTACTTATCTTTGCTTCCCATACATGTCCGCATTCTTCACATTCCCACCAAGCATATTGACCACTACAAAAAGTTACATCATAAGGTGTTAAGTTACCATTTTTAGTAGGATGCCATTCAGAAGCAAGTTTTGGATTTTTAGTAGAGAGACAGTTAGATAAAGCAACTTGTTTACCATGACAAACACCACAACCACTACCCTGTGAAATATCAGACCAACTTGCTTCAAATATTTCTCCGCATTCTGGTTTAAGACATTGCCAATATAATTTTACATTTTTATTTTCATACATTTGACCGTCTATTAACTCAAATGGTTTATTATTTAGTTTACACCACAATTTTATATTTTGAATAGTGTATGGATTTGATTTATGATATTTTTGTAATTCATGATTTGCTTTAAAATTATGATATGATATATTGTAATAATAATTATTTGTACATTTGAGTATTAAATTAATTGCCGTTGGTTTATTAAATTTATTTTTATCTTTAAATTCTTCTTTTGTAGTTATCAAAATATATTGTTTTCTGCCTTCAATAAAATGTTTTAATTCTTCATATGTTTTCTTTTTACCCATTCTATCCTCCTTTAATTTAATATAAAAGAGGGATAGAGGTGTGTCATCACGACATGACATATCCCAAAAAATTACAACAAAGACACTCTACCACCAACTCCACACAGAAAAACAGTCTGAAGGAGTATCATTATTTAATTTAAAACTACATTATATAAACACTCTAATCCTAAATTATTGTATATTGCCACTGTTTGACACGCAGTTCCAGTCTTTCTAATATTTTTGGCATATTCATCTGTTCCACAAATACTACCTGACATAATGATATTAATTCCATTTACGACATCAGTTTGAAAATGATGTTTGTGACCCACAAATATATCTGTCATAATAGTCCCTAGTGTTAGAGATAAAGAAGAGACAATATTGGTCAAACTATCATTATCGCCATGAGAAAATACAATTTCTTGATTATTAGTATGTATCATTCCAATTCCATCATCAATAGTATTTTCATGAATCATAATATTTTTAACTTCTGATAGTCTACTTTTTACATACCATGGAACAATCTTTTCAAAATTATTAGTGTAAACATTATCAGGTTTTGATGGGTTAACTCTCCCGTGATTACCAATTACACTATAAAAATGAACATCATTAAATTTTAAACTTAAAGCATATAATCCATCTGCAATATGTTCTGAAACTTCTTGGGTTTGTTTAATTACATCTATACTATTCTGATTAGCTAAATTTTGGTGTATCTCGCCACTTACATAATCCCCAAGTCCTAAAACATATAATTTTCCAATATTATGTTGTTTACCAATATCTATAATTCGAGATATGTAATTGTTAAATCGCTCTTTAAAAATAACTGTGTCATATTTATTAAAACTATTATCAATCTTATAACCATAATGAAAATCTGAGAAGCAAGCTACAATTGTTTTATTATTGCAATCAACTTTATAAGGAACGTATTTATATTCTTTAAGATTACAATTTTGCATAGCAACTTTAAATTCATCTATAAGGTTTTCATATCTTGCAGTTTTTCTTATTGATTCATTTAATTTGTTCCTTAAATCTTGAAGTTTAATTCTTTCTTTTTTTAGATTTATTTCTTTCATTTCAATATCTGAAAGTGTCACTTGGTGAGTAGTTTCTATTTTTGATTCTATTTCATCAATATCCTTTTCAACATCAATATTCTTATTAGCAACATCATTTGCTTTTCTATATTTCTTAAACTTACTTCTAAGTGCTTCTCCTGAAACATATCCAAATTCATTAGCTAACTCTGACCATGATTTATTAATCTGTTTATGGTGTTTCTTATAGCATATATCAATTAGATTTTTATCCATTAATAACCTCAAATCTAAAATTATTTTCAAATTTTAATTATCCACAAATCGACCATTGTGATATACTATTTATTAAATCACTTGGTGATACCAACAATCCTGACAAACTAGGACTGTTTCACCGCAATAGAATCTTAAATAAAAACGATGCTTTCCACAATTAGGGCATAATGTATCTGAGTGTTCAATATCATAATCATTATTCAATTTTTCCATAAATAAAAATCCTCCTTTTACAGAAGAATAGGTGAGATCTGAACCTCCGCACAAGCTAAAGCTTGGCGGCTATGTCCCGCAATGTATAATAATTAGGGGACACTTACCATGAAAAAGTGCCCCATCGAAGGCAGTTTATGAAACTCCTTCCACATTAGATAAAATTGAGAGTTTTTATTTAGGATAATCACTCGCAAACCTCTTTATTATAATATAGGAAAGGCACTCGTCCATTCCAATTTCCAATGTTATTAAAATCTACCCACTCGTGGCAAATATTTTTGTTATTATCAACCAAAGCATTCTCGAAACCACGGAATCATTTTTGTTTTTAATTTCTTTAAAATATCATTTTATATTTATAAATCAAAAATATTTGATTAAAATCACTATTGATTTTTATATTTAATCATCAAAATTAGCGAAGCGTCTAATGTTTATCTAACGACTTATCGTATTATCGTAATATAGAATTATCGAATTTGTTAAGCTAACGTCTAATGAAATGTTTAACGATTTGTTTTTATTTATGTATATTTAATATACACACCATACTTAATCTGTTAAGTTATAATTCTTTCTGTACAAAGTACAAAACTGTATTATTTGAATATTCACCGCGACATAATTCTGCGATGGCTCGAATCGGTTCACATTAGTCTGAGAATGCTTTGGTTTGGAAAAGTAGGGAAGGAGTGGTTGAATCTCAATCCCTACTTGGGATTATCTATTGGAAATATATTGCTCAACTACCTCAACAACAGAGTCGTGGATGTCATACAATCCTTCAAACTCTACAATATTCTGAAGCATTGCGTTTTCAATCTGCATACTGAGCGTGTCTGCCTTATTAAGCAATTTCTTATACAAATCATTTACATTATTTCTATCGAAGTCAATAGTTGATTTAACTACTACTTCATATCGATATGATACTTGATTACCCTCGACGTTAAATTTATAATCGTTTCCAATTTTCTTATTTTCACTAGCTTTAATATCTACAAGTGATTTAAGAGTATTAGCTAATTCTCTAGATTTCTTAGCATGTTCAACGGCAGAATCTAAAGTTAAATTAACTCTATTTTCTTTCCAATCTAAAATTAAACCTTTCTTAGCATCTTCAATTGCTAAAGATAATTGTAATTTTTGATCGGTTAATTGTTTTACTAAAAAAGCAACATCAACAATATTGCATTGATAAGTACGTTCTGATGTCATATCAATAGTTTCGTCAGATGTGTCTGGATTAGTTTTAGATTTATAATGAATTTCTTCGACTTTAATTGCATTGGATGTGTTTGATAGATAGCGAGAAAGTGTAGAGATATTTTTTTCTAGAAAATTCAAGTACCTAAATGATTCTTTTAGCGAAATGGAGTTTTGCGTATTGGACATATTATTTCCT